CGGAGAGGCGTGTTTTGGGGGGCGGAGAGGCCGGGGCGCGGACCGCGGATCGGGGATTTGTTCTAGTTACCGCGCGTACGCGTGAGAAGTTTTTAAAAAAGTTTTAAATATAGGTGGAACAGGTGGAACAGTGGAACAGAACTGCTGTAACTGTTGGTACGTAAGGGTTTGGAGTGTTCCAGTAAGTGTTCCACTTACAAATACAGTGTTGAGCTAATGGAACAGGGTTTAACGCATTGAATGGATTTCGATAGTTTTTTTGTGAAAGAAAGTTTCATTTTGAGCCTATATATAATAGGGAAAAGGAAACCCAGTGTTTCGGCACTGCAACAGGAAGGACCTGCTATGCCACGTAAAGGCCGCTATGTTAAAAAGTCAGACCAGCCCGGTTATGTAGAAACCCGGGGCGGAGCGGGTAAACCTTCTCCGAAACGCTACACCATCGACACCCCACTGAACGACAAGCAAGAGCGCTTTGTTAAAGAGCTTATCAGTAAGGATGGTCAGATCACGCAGGTTGAGGCTGCCATAAACGCCGGGTATCCAGCCGCGTCCGCAAGAACGCGGTCTTCGGAGCTTTTGAACCCCGGCAAGAACCCGCACGTTGTAGCCCGGATTAAAGCGTACCGGGACGAACTGGACGCGAAATACGGCGTCACGTTTCAGCGACACCTGAAAGACCTTCAGGTTATCCGAGACCTCGCCCTGCAAAACGGCGCATACAGCGCGGCAGTCCAAGCAGAGAAAAGCCGGGGCATGGCCCACGGCGATATTTACGTGAGCAAAAGCGAAGTCCGACATGGTTCTATCGACAGCATGTCGAAGGACGAAGTTCTTAAAGCCCTGCAAGATATAAAGGAAAGTTATGCCCTCATCGACATCACTCCCGAAGACGAGAATAGTTCCGAGAGCCGTAGCGAATCGGGAGGGCGGATTGTGGAAGCTGATGAAGACGGGGATAGACAAGAGTAGCCGTAAACTTACGATGACCCGTCTGGAGACGTGGGCCACGCCCGGCGTCCCAGATGTCATCGTAATGGACGAGCGCGGAACTTTCCACTTTGTCGAGCTAAAGCACACCCTTGGGAACGCCATCGACCTGTCTCCTCATCAGGTTACGTGGATGGACAATCACAAGAACGGCAGCGCTTGGATTTTGGTTCGACGTAAAAAAGATAATGAGAAAGCGACCATCAGGATTTATCACGCGGCGAAAGCCGTTGATGCTCGAATGGACGGCGTAAAGCACCCCGCCGACTTGATTGTTGAGGAACCATTTAACTGGGATGAAATTATGGGGTTGATGTGTCCGATATAATCGCATAGGCTTGGGGCCTACACACCAACCAAAGGAGACGACCACATGTCATACAGACCTGTTTTTATTATTAAAGGCGATATCTGCTATAACGGACAGTTCTTTGCCACGGAAGAGGAAGCGCTTTCGTCTGCCGAGGCGCGTTTCCGTGTCTGGACGATGCCGGAGGATTTTGGCGCAGAGCGGGCCCCCGACGCGGTCAATTATTTATTTGATCCCGACAAGGGCGACGTCTCGTTTGCGTCCCTCAAAGCACGGGAAGATGCCTGATGACCCGCCCTCTCAGCATCGCGACAAAAGCCGCCGGGATCACCGCGCTTTTTGCTGCCGCCTTAATTGTCAATATGGCTGTTATTTTCTGCATGATGACGAACGAGCCCATCGGGCTGTTTTTTAATACCCTGATTCATGGGGGGCCGTGATGTTCTTGTTTGCGATATTAGGTCGCCTGCTGTACGGCCCCGACTGGAAAAAGTACGCGAACGCCAAGCCGCCCCGTGCAATGCGACGACGAACGCGCCGCCGCCGATATTAAAAAAGATTGAGCCCGGGTATTGACCCCGGGCTTTTCCTTGCGCTAAGGTATGCGCCTTAACCCATACCAAGGGATGGTATTATGCCTGAATTTAAAATACGTGTGATCCAACACATCGTGGAAAGTAAAATTGTCTGGGTAGAAGCCGCCAGTTTAGAAGCGGCGCTTTCTCTTAATCCAGATGATTTTGCGGACGACATCGGACACGACGATTTTGTGCAACTGGAAGACCGCTGTGAAGACCGTTGGATTGAAGAATTTTAATCGGGTCCGACGCGGTTATTAACACCACATTAAACCCGGTTGACAGCCGGGTTTTTTGTGCGCTAGGGTATGCGAGTTAACCCATACCAAAGGAAACCACGCCATGCTGAACACCGTAGAACATTCCCGCGCTAAAAAAACAGTCGGGCTCGCCGTGACATACCGCGCCGCGCCCGGCGACATGTACGGCACTTGCCCGGATAGCTGCCCGCTTAAACCGGCGGCGACATTCACAACCGAGATAGACCGAGAATACGAGGCCGCATTGCGGGCCGGGGTTCCGAAGCGCGGTCAGGCTTATTTGTATACGCATTTTCCGCCGTCGAAATGGGCAGAACAAAATACCGGCGCGCCCGGTCAGGCTGTTTTTAATTATTCGGCGACAGATACAAGCGACGCGGCAGAACAAACCCGACACGGGGTCGCGTCCGTTGCCGTTGTTCCGGCGAACTATTGGGACCGCCGCGCTTCCCATAAGGTAATGACAGACGGCAGAACGCGGGGCGTCCGTTGCCCGGCAGAGCTGCGCGATATTAGTTGTTCCGGTTGCGGCAATGGCCGTCCGTTATGCGCCCGGGCAGATCGTGATTATTTTGTGATCTTCACCGCGCACGGCGCGTCGAAAAGAAAAGCGGGCGACAATCTTGACCCGGGCGGCTGTTATGCGGGCGGCGGAAACGTCGCGCTACACTGGCGCGGTTTATCCAATAAGGCCGAGCCCGCCGAGACCGACGCCGAACAACACAAACGATTCGCGCGTAGTTTAGCGCCGGGCTCTATCCTGCGCGCCCATATTGCAGGCGACATGGGGCGCGTCAAATAAAGCGCTTTACATACATGCGACAACATGCGAAAAGATGGGGCGGGGTAAAACCGCCCCGTTTTTTTATCAAAGGAAACCGAAAAATGGCGCACGAACTAGCAACACAAGCAGACGGAAATATTGCAATGGCTTACCGGGCAGGCGACGCCGCCCCATGGCACGCCGCCGAAACAATGCCGCAGATAGTAGAGGCGGGCGCATCAATCGACACATGGGCCGAAGCCGCCGGTTTGAACTATAACGTTGAATGTCGCCCAAACCACCGCACCGACGGTACGCCGATTCCGGATTCGTTCTATATCGAACGCACAGATAACAACCATGTGACCGGACCTTACATTGCCGGGCAATGGCAACCCGTGCAAAATCGCGCCATCCTCGAAGTGGCCGACGATATCCGCGCCAAACATGGTCACGACATCATCACTGCGGGCGCACTGTTCGGCGGCGAATCCTCTTGGGTCCAACTAGAAACCGGCCATATGGAGGAAGTAGGCCCCGGCGACACCGTGACATCGCGCCCCCTGTTTACTGTCCGGCACACGGGCCGCGACGCTAACACTTTCGCCAGCGTTCAAACCCGCGTTGTGTGCAACAACACGTTGACCTTTGCCCTGTCGGAAACCAACGCCGACATTTTCCGGCACGATCACCGCGTTGCACTGGACCCCGCCGCCGTGGAAACCGCGCTAGGTTTAAACGCGGAATCTTTCGGGTCTTTTGTTAACGCGGCGAAAGCGATGGCGGCCCGCGCTTTGACCGACGCCGAGGCACTGGAATATTTCCGGGCCGTTATGCGCGGCACCGAGAAAACCGCCGACGGCGGGCGCGTGATCCATTCCGAGGGAGTCCGAAAAGCGTTCGCCTATTACACCGGGCAGGATTTCGTCGCGATAGGTAAAGAAGACGAAAGCGAGGCGGCGCGCTATGTCTCGGCCCGCCTTGATGCTATCGCCCGCAACGTCGCCGCCGGACTTCCCGAAGATATCACGGCCCCGCCCGCCGACGGCATCAACCCCGGCCATGATCTGGCGACAACGCGCGGCACCGTTTGGGGCGCACTCAACACCGTGACATGGCTGGCCGACCAGCGGCCCGTCAAAAATCGGGGCACCGCGCACAACGTCGCGTCTAACTTGTTCGGCGATGGCACAGGCGGCGCGTTGAAATCCCGCGCACATAAAGCGGCGCTGGAATTAATGACCGCATAAGGCGCGGCGACATACGCGACAATCGGGCGGCCTTCGGGCCGCCCTTTTTAATGGCGGTACACTTGCCCGCTGACCGCGCCCCGTCAATCGTACCAAACGTACCGTCGGGCGCGCTGCCGCGAACCGTGGTTCGCGGCCCGTGGTTTCCGGCACCGGGCCCGCCCCCGTTTGCCGCACCTATCAGTGGCGCTTATTGTGGCGTTGCATCGTATGCGCCGATATGCGACTATCGGCTTGGGCAATACCGCCCGACACCAAAAGGAAACCACACCATGATCGATGAAAATGATACGACCACCACCGACCTGCTTCGCACCGTTACGACTGAGCTGGAATCCGACAAGGCGGCCCGCGCAGAATTTACCGTCGCCGGGTTCGGCACCGGCACCGTGGCGGAACTTGAATACCACCTCGCGCAGATCACCGACGAACGCGACACACTGCGGAAAGACGCGCACAGCCCGACGACAAACGCGGCCCTCGGTCTTTACGATGCCTTCTTTAGCGCGTCGCAAGCCGCGATGGCGGACCTTATGGCAACGGTGGAGGAGCAGGGCGACGATATCCGCGAACTGCGGGCCGAGGTCTCAGACCTAGAAGATCGCGACGACCTCGCCGACCTGCGCGCCGACCTAGAAGATCGCGACCCCGACACGGACACCATCTGGGCGGAGATCTCGGACCGCGTGGACGAAGCCGCCGCCGAAGCCGCGCGGCAGGTGATCCGCGACGAGCTGGTTGCAAGCGTGGATTTGATCTAATGCGCGCCCTAACTCGCGCCCAGCGCGTCGCACTGCTCAGCGTTTACCATCGCGACTGGTACCGCCACCCCAAGCCGTCGTATCTGGCTTGGCGTCGCACCGCGCGCCGCGCACCGTTTGACGGCTGCGTCATGGTCCCATGGTGCGACATGTGGCTTGGCATCGAGCCCGACGGATACACGCACAGCTAGTCCGGCCCGCTGCCCGCGCACCACGCCCCGGGGGAAATCCCCCGGGGTTTTTTTATGCCCGCTGCCTGCCTGCCCGGCGCGCAGGCAGAACAGCCGGCACGCTGCCCGGCACGCGATCGATCGACCCGGCCAGCTCCCGGCCAGCTCCCGGCCAGCTCCCGGCCAGCTCCCGGCCAGCTCCCGGCCAGCTCCCGGCCAGCTCCCGGCCAGCTCCCGGCCAGCTCCCGGCCAGCTCCCGGCCAGCTCCCGGC